ATATCATAATTTATCAACACCAAGTACATTACCAACGACAATAACAGGTTCTGCAATGAATTATGTATATGATAGCACAATATTTATAATGCCTTTACCAAAATTCCAATAAAATGAATTATTATAAAATATTTAAAGACCTTTGGTCATGCATTAAAAAATTTGAGAGTTTAGATGCTGCTCAGACTTTTGCTGATTCATTAGGAGAGGGATATACTGCTGAATATTATGCTCCTTATACTCCAATGACAATACAAGAAAGACTAAATTTAGATATGAGTTTCGGTCAAGAGCTTGTATATGTATTTGTTGAGGATAACAGGATAATGGATATAACATCAGCTCAATCAGAGGCAGTACTGCAAAAGTTTAGAGATATATTGGCCTTTGCTCAGACAGGGGCAATAACATCTATAGCTACCTATCTACCTGCTATTCCTGTAGATGAGGTATTTACTCAGGAGAGAAAGGATAAATATATTCAGATGATAACTGACTATTTGGCTCAATTTGCTTAAATTAGCACGATCTATGAGGGATATAGATAGCAAAAATACTAAACCTATTAAGCATAGAGATGCTATTATACCTAAACAGCAAATTAGATATAGCTATTGGGATGGTTATAGAGATTCCTGCATTAGTTACTCTATTTCAGGAGGAGATTACTGCAAAGGAGGATCTGATCATACAGAATACTCCAGAATCAAAAACCTATAGAGTTATTATAGATGAACCTATACATGATCCGTTGGTACATGAACAGAATAAACATACATATAAGCCTTATAAAAATGGACTTTATCCGGACTTTAAAAAAGATGCTGTAGAGTATGAGGAGTTTGTAAAAAATATATCTAATATCCATGATTCTAAAGAGATATTTTGCTTAATAGATGTTTTGGATCAGATAAGTGATATGGGTTTTAAAGGAGTATGGTGTATGGAGAGATATAATAGAATATTAATAACTATAAATCCTATGGATGCATTAGTTATCCAAGAATGTTAGTATATGTGTGGCTATTAAGGGTGGTATATTCTGTATATCATCCTTTTTTTAAATTAAAGATATGGCAAAGAAAAAGAGTAGAATTTATATAGGTGCAGTAGTTACCATGAAAGGCAAAAAGTATAAGATCTCAGCAGGTACTGCTAAAGGTAAAAAGTATAAAGCTACTCCTATAGATGGAGGTAGTGGTATTGTGCAATTTGGAGTTAAGGGTTATAAAGTAGGGCCAGGAACAGATAGAGGAGATTCCTATTGTGCAAGATCTGCAGGTATTAAATCTACTCAGAAAGGTGCTACTCCTAATGACTTTGCTCGTATGCTGTGGAATTGTGAGGGTACTAAATCTAAAAATAAATGAATCCTAAAGAGAGATTTATAATGAAAGCCTATCAGCTATCCTATAAACTTAGGAAAGCATTAGGCTATAAATGGTATAAAAATACTAAGCCTGAACATCAAATATATTTTGATGATATAGCTTATTTTACTGAGGAGCTGATAGAATATTTACTAATAGAGGAGATCAATACTCTGGAGGATTATATTCAATCTATAGATTCATGGTTAGATTTAGAAAGTAAAACATTTAACTATTTTTATCCGTTAAAATATAAAGTAGGGGAGTTTTTTCTGACATTGGAAAAGATTAATCTGCATAGAGATTTCATTGATTTAAAGGAAAAATTAAATATTGTAAATTAACAACTAAAAACAATTTTGTAATGCCATTTAAAAAGGGACAAAGTGGCAATCCATCAGGTAGACCACAGGGCAGTAAAAATAAGGATATATCTCAGTTTAAAGCTGAGTTAAAAAAGGGATTGATTGAGAGATTAGGCTATTTTTTTGAGCTATTAGATTCTCCTGATCTATCTGATAAAGATAAGATTAACGGGTACCTAAGAGCATTAGAATTTGTTATGCCTAAGCAGCAGAAAATAGAGATGGATGCAGATCTGCATACCAATCTCATTAATGTTAGTTTTACTCCTACAAATGTATTGCCTATTAAATCAGAGACAGAGCTACTGAATGAATAATCCTTTTCCTATATCTCCTATCTTTGAATGGAATTATAAAGCTGATAAGCAGATTATAGTTAATCAGGGAGGTACATCATCTGGAAAGACTTATAGTATCCTGCAGGTATTGGCCTGCAAAGCTGCTGAATCTCCTAATCAAATCATAACCATAGTAGGGCAGGATATACCTAACCTCAAAGCAGGAGCTATAAGGGATTTTGATAATATAATAGCCTCATCAGAGTTCTTTAGATCCATGATCAAATCAGTTAATAAGACTGATAGAATCTACTCTTTTCATAATGGGAGTATAATGGAGTTTAAGAGTTTTGATAATGAGCAGGATGCTAAATCAGGTAAAAGAGATTATCTCTTTGTCAATGAGGCAAATGGTATTCCGTATAGCATATACGATCAGCTACAGATCAGAACATCTAAAAGAGTATTTATAGATTATAATCCTACTGCTCCATTCTGGGTACATGATATGCTTATCGGGGATGCCCGAGTAGAGATGTTTATATCTAATTATACTCACAATCCATTTCTAAAGGCTAATATTAAATTTAAGATAGAAAAGCTCAGAGATCTTGATCCTAATAAATGGAGAGTATATGGCTTAGGTCTCACAGGTAAAGTAGAGGGAGTAGTATTCCCTAATGTACAATGGATAGATAAGCTACCTACTACTAATATAAAAAGGATGTGCTATGGTGTTGATTTTGGCTATACCAATGATCCTACTACTATAGTAAAATGCGTATTGTCTCAAGGGCAGCTATTTGGAGAATGCCTATGCTATGAGACAGGATTAACTAATCCGGATATAGCACAAAAGTTTAAAGAGTTAGGAATTAAACCAGGACTAAGGACAGGTAATCTGATCATGGCAGATAGTGCTGAACCTAAAAGTATTAAGGAGCTGAGGAATTTAGGATATAGAGTTAAGGGATGTAAGAAAGGAGCAGATAGTATAAGAATGGGTATAGATAATCTAAAATCTTATGGTACTCTACAGATAGTTAATAATGCAGAATGGAAACAAGAACAGCAAAAATACGTATGGACTATAGACAGAAAAGATGGAAAAGCTAAAAATAAACCAATTCCAAAACATGATCATATTTGGGATGCTTTTAGATATGGAGAGCAGGGTATTAGAAAAATTAGGCAAAATGTCGTATCTTACGCACAATAAAATATAAATAATGGCATTTGTATTAACATCATCACAATTTGATTCAGGACTACAATCTTATTCAGCTCTGCTATTAGAGAGCTTGAGACAGATTAGTGTAGTTTCTCCATTCACTATAGCAAATGTAAAGACTGCATTAGACTCAGGGCAGATACAGCCTTTTGATACTGCAGGATTTGATCAGTTTTTAAATGAGATCTATTCATTAGATCTTGACTATACAAGTTTAACGTTAGCAGAGAGAACAGCGTTAAATGTCATCAGAGAGTATTTAGATCCTCCTGCACAAGCTACATGCTGTGGATCAGATGTTCCTACTTTGTTGAATGTTGTGCCAATATTCTATCAAAGGGTTGGGAGTGCCACATTTGAATACGAGGCTCAGTTACAATTAGATGACTCGGTTACATGTGATGTATATGATTTAGAATTATCAATATCGCCTCAGGTAGGGAGTCCTGCTGTGATAGCATCTCCTGTGATCTGCAATTTCTTTCAATGTCAATCTACTAAGGCTATCTATTCTCATTTGTGGGTAGATTTTGCCTCAGATCCTACAGGATTTGGATATGATATTGAGATATTGCCGAGAGATAGTGCCGGTACTCCTGTAGTTCCTGTACTTATCACTACTTATACTTTTTAATTGAATAAAATTTTAAAACAATGATAACTAACTTTTTATTAGATTGCTGTCCTCTACCGACATCTTTATCTGATATTCCATCATCTACATGTCCTGAGAATATAGGACAGATTCAGAGATATTGGTTTGTGAGAAAAGGTCAGGTAGTATGGGATGTAGTTACTCCTGCAAACAATGTACCTGCTACTATTACAGGTCAAGCTCCAGAGGATGCTGCAGGATGGAATATTTTATTTGCTGCTGTAGATTCTACCAAAGTAGTGAAAACTCCTCTAATAGGTGGAGATTCTACACTTACTGCCGGTACCACAATTACTCAGGGAGGAGGAGATAACTCAACTCTTAATGGAGAAACTTTGGTTAATGGTATTAATCCTACAGATGGCTCTGCTCGTTTTGATTCTCTTACAGGTGCTCAGATTGCTGCTATTAGAACATTAGCCTGTGAGGGCAATGGCTTAGAGGTATATCTTGTATCTCAAGAGGGCAAATTGTGGGGTAAAAAAGATGGAGATTTGGTAACAGGCTTTGATTGTACTAATGTTGTACTCGGATCTATGACTAATGCAGGTTTTGGAACAAGAGATAACAATACTCTTACTTTCCAATTGGACTTTGACTATGATGAGTACAAGTACGCAGTAACTCCTGCAGATTTTAATGCACTAACTATATAATAATGGCTAAATTAGTCAAATTAATAGATCAGAGAGGAGCATGTGTTAAACTTGAGTTAGCACATGCTCAATCTGTTCTACAGCTACAAGCCTCACAGGGTAGAGAGGATTGGATATTAGATTCTAAGACATACATCTGGGATAAGAATGTTATTAAACGAAAACCAATTAATAGACCTGCTAAGGACTCAAAAGAGCAAGAGTAAGGTCTATGAGATGCAGAGCTACGAAAGTAGACTAAAGGTCATGTCTGAGCCTCTATTCTTTAGAGAATTAGAGACAGAGCAGGGATGGAATGAGATAAAATTAGCAATAAGAAACAGCATATCTCCTGAGAAATATCAGAGAGTGATGCAGTATTTTAGCTATCCTCTACCTATTGTCTCTATATCTGATGATATGTTAGGAGATCTTATGAGGGTATTTCATGGTAGGAATGCTAACTTTAGTGTACAATATCCTAACAAAAGAGCTGAGGAAAATGCTAATAATCTACTGATGGACTTAGATACTCGCAGCTATGTAGAGATGGTAGGCCGGAGAGCATTCAAATGTAAGCCTCAGACTATTGTAGTAGTAGATAAAGATGATAAAGGTATTCCTTATTATGTCACTATAGAATTAGATAAGCTAATAGGCTATAAGCTAACTCCATGTAAAAAATACTTTAAGTATATCATATTCAGACATTCTGATGGCCATGATGAGTATGGAGAATACAAAAAGATTGCTATCTATTGTGATGAATATTATAGAGTAATGATGGAGAGAGATGGGCAGTATAGCCTGATCTTTGAGATGCCACATAACTTAGGCTATTGTCCTGCAAGATGGTTTGTAGATGAAAGCCTTAACACAAAAGATACTATTAAAAGATATGCTCCTCTATCTGCTGTATTAGGCTCTATGTCTGAATGGCAGCAGTTCCATGCTTACAGCTACTATGCCGAGCACTATGGAGTATTCCCTGTAGTAGAATATGCTGCTGCTGTATGCGAGGATGAATACTGCATAAATGGTAAGGTATCTGTACCTTTAGAGAATGGGGATATGTCTACACCTACAGACTGCCCTACATGCTCTGCTAATAAGTTTACAGGAGCAGGTACAGCTATTAAGATCAATCCAAAGATAGAAAATGATGAGAACGATGTATCTGGATACTTTAGATTCATATCTCCTCCTACAGAGAATCTAAGATTTGAGCAGGAGAAACAAGATCAGAGAGAGAATTTTATCAAAGTCCAGGTAACAGGATTCAATGATACAATAAATAAAGAGGCAGTTAATGCCGATCAGGTCAGGAGCTTAATGGAGGATAGAAAAAAGCCTCTTTTAAAGTTAGCAGGAATCTGCAATAGAGTTCATAAATGGCTAATTAAGACAGCTATAAAACTATATTTAGATATAGATGTATCTGTACATGCTAATTATGGTACTGAGTGGTTTCTAATGACTGAGGCACAAATTCAAGGACTATTCACAAGTGCTAAGGCTGCCGGATTACCTGAATCAGAGATAGATCAGATCTATCAGCTCTTAGTAGAGACAAAATACAAAGGAGATCCACATACAATCAGAAAGCTAATCATAGAAAATAACCTAAATCCTGCTCCTTATAGCTCTATATTGGAATGCTATAAGCAGTATGAGATGGGAGTAATGAGTGAATCTGATTTGTATATCAAAGCGAATTTTAGTAAATTTGTTAAGAAATTTGAGAGAGAGAATGGATCTATAGTAGAGTTCGCCTCTGATCTTACATTTCAGCAGAAAATAGATATTATTTATAACACGTTTTTAAACTATGTACAAGATGAAAAAGTACAAGATGATAGCAGGGAATCTATCCAACAGCAAGGAGATGCAGAATCTGATTCAGCAGTATCCTAATCAAAAATTCCCAACAGACATTCCTGATCACAATAAAACTGCTTTTAACTTTGTAGGAGTTAGAATCAAATTTGATGGCCTTACTCCTAATCTACAGGTGCATCAGTTTTGTGTATCCTCACAGCAATACTACAGCTATAGAGAGGACATGAAAACAGCACTAATACAGCAGAATTACAATAGTGTGATCATGATTCATAATCCAGAGCTAAAGATGGTTGAGGAGGTAGCTCCTAAAGAATCTAAGAAAGCTAAAAGGGTTACTCCTCCTGTAAAGAAAAAGATAGAGGAGATGGCTGCTGATGGGATGAGTGCTGATGTTATAGCTGAGGATCTTGAGTTATCTGTAGAGCAAGTAGAAAAATATTTATAAATCTTTTAATCATATAGAGACGTATGGAAAACGAAAATAAAACAGCTATAGATTTTGATGGTATCAGATCATTAGCTAATGAGGATAAAACTATTCAGGCTAAATTATTGGATATTGTCAAAGGAACAGATACAGGTAAAGCCTATGCTGAGACAATAGCTAAAAATTACTTTGAGGAGAACATTGGCCATGAGCATAAAAAGATATATGATTTTGTAGATCAGGCTCTGATAGGTGCAGGATTAGAAAAGCCTCAAGGAGTTAAGACATCAGAATGGGCAGCTATGATAGCTAACCAAAATAAAGAGATGGCCGATCAAATAAATGCCCTAAAAAGTAACACAGATAACTCTGAAACGTTAAACAAAATTGAGGAGCTGAAAAAGAGGCATAAAAAGGAAAAGGAGCAGTTTACTATGGATGCTAAAAAAGAGATTGATAGCAGAGATAGTGAGCTTAATGCTTTGAAAAATAAATTGAGTTCTTTGAATAAAAGCACAGAGATCAACTCTATCATCAATGGATTAGAATTTAATAAATCATTAGATGAGGGCTTGATCAAAGATGTAATTACTTTAAAGACTCAGCAATTAATAGCTAACTCTGTAGAGGAGGATGGTAAGATTGTATGGATGAAAGCCGATGGCACTCCTTATAAGGACGGCATTCTAAATGCAGATCTTTCCTATATTCTAAAGCAGGAATTAGGCTCTATAATTGCACAATCTAATCCTGGTGGGAATGCAGGGAACGATCCCACAAAAGGAGGAGATATTGTCAATTCTCAGGTAATGATGCAGGAGGGTACATTTAAAACTCAAGAGCAGTTTTTATCTGAATTTGATAAGATTGCCCAAAGGAAAGGGATTCCAAAAGGCGAGGAATACAATAAATTATATTGGGAGGCTTTCAATAGATATGATATTAAATCATTGAGAGAATACTAATAACAATACTTTTTAAAAATGTCAATCGTAAATTTAAAAAAGCAAAACGCCAGAGGAGTCTATCCCTCACAATTAGATAGACAGGAACTAAGACAACAGGAATACGGATTCATTAACATGGCTTTAGGTGGTACTAATACTTTGCTATCTGGTACTAATCAGTCAGTAATTGCAAGTTCAT